TAAGTTAAGGCCCCGCGCAGCACAGACGTTTTTAGGGCCCCTCCTACGAGGACAAGCCGAGGCGAGTTGCGGCCTGTAACCGCAGCGATCTTCGTCAACTATTCGTAGGAGGACACTGTGTCCATCAACGTCAATAATGCGTTTGTACAACAGTACAGTACAAACATCACGATGCTCCTGCAGCAGCAGGGCTCGCGACTGCGCGATGCAGTCATGAACTATTCGTTCCAGGGCAAGGCCGCTTCGATGGCCGAGCAGTTCGGCAGCGTCTCGCCCGTCCGCAATCAGTCGCGGCACAGCGATACCCCGCTGATCAGCACGCCCCAGGACAAGCGCTGGATTTACCCCAACGACTACGACTGGGCTGACCTGATCGACAATCAGGACAAGCTCCGTATGCTGATTGATCCGTCCGGTCCCTACACCATGGCTGGTGTGTGGGCGATGGGTCGCGCAATCGACGACGAGATCATCTCGGGCTTCTTCAACGCCAACAACACTGGCGAGAACGGCACCACGTCGACCAGCACCCTGTACGCGTTCAACAGCAACAGCCAATCAATCGCCGCCACCACTGGCGCTGCTTCGGCCACTGGTCTGAACATCGCCAAGCTGCGCGCCGCCAAGCGGAAGTTGCTGGAAGCGGAAGTCGACGTGGACAACGATCCGTTGTTCTGCGTGATCACCGCCAAGCAGCACGACGATCTGTTGAACGAAGCGCAGGCTGTGTCGCTCGATTACAACACCAAACCCGTGTTGGTCGACGGCAAAATCTCCAGCTTCATGGGCTTCAACTTCATCCGTTCTGAGCGCATCCCTGGCGGCGGTAGCTTCAACAGCGCCATCAACCCGGCGCTGACTTCGGCTGACAGTGACGGTTCGTATGTGACCGGCACGCGCTGGATGGTGCCCGTGTTCGCCAAGTCCGGTTTAGCGCTTGGCATGTGGAACGATGTGCAGGCGTCGGTCGACCGTCGTCCTGACAAGCGGAATTCCTGGCAGGTCTACGTCACCGGCACGTTCGGTGGCGCTCGCCTGGAAGAGAAGCGCTGCGTCCTCATCAACTGCAAATAAGGAGTGACGCAAGATGCCTGCTTATCTTTCTACTGACTTGGCCGGTAGCGCGAACCAGACTTCGGTTCCGGTCGGCTACAAACCCGCAGCCACCGTCTATGGCGGTCGACTGAAGCGGTTACGCGGCTCGTTCACGCTGGCCACTCAGACCACTTCTGACACGCTCGTGATCGGCAGCCTGCCCGCAGGCGCGACGTTTGCCTTTGGCAAGCTCACGTCTTCGGTGTCGCTTGGCACGTCTACCATCGCGATTGGCATCACCGGCACGACCGGTAAATACCGGGCTGCCGCGGTGTTCACCGCGACGGACACGCCGACCGACTTCGGGACGGCCGCTCAGGTGGCCAACTCGACGCCTTTGGCCGCTGAAGAACAGGTCTTTGTCACCATCGCCACCGCGTCCCTCCCCGCGTCTGGCACCTTGGTGGTTGATCTGTACTACAGCACGCCAAACTGATCGCGCTTGGGGCCGGAGGTGACTTCGGCCCCTTGACCATAGAAGGAGAGCGCAATGCCGTACTATTTTGGGATCAACGTCGGAGCTGGCGTTACTGATGGCGTCACCGAGAATTCGACCACGACGTCGAAAGACGTTGAAGTCGTGATCAACACCAACGCCAACGTCCCGAACCGGGCGCAGTTGGCCCTCGCTGTGCAAGCCCTGATCGACTACATCAGCGGCAAAGCGGCGAAGAGCTGGTAAGGGGCGCGGCATGCCGACACGTCGCGCGGACGATTCAAGCTATGTCCTATTGGCGGGCGGAAACGCCACGGGCGCGTCCGTACCTATCAGGGGCGGCGAATACATGGTGTTTTTTGACGGAACGATCGGCGGGGCTACGATCAGTCTGCAGGTTCAATCCCCATCGGGGCAGTGGATTGACGTAGAAGCCTTTACCAACGCGCCCGTCCGTTACACATCCCTGCCGCGTTCGCAGACAGGCCTCGACCTTCCGGCTGGCAATGTCCGGTGCGCTTTAGCAGGCGGTTCTCCGTCAGGCATTAACGCGCACTTGGTCGGTCTGGGTTGATTAAGAGGAAACCATGGCCACTCTAAACATTGGCGCGTCTGTCAACTCCTTCATGGGTTACGGTCAGACCGTAACCATCACCACGTCGCACAATGTGAGCGGACGGTGGTATTTTGTCTCTCAGAACCCGGAGATCCCTGGGCTGATGGGTCTTGGGCGGTCGTTTGGGCCCGGAGCGTACAGTGAGGTAGTGGGCCCGTTCGCTTACCCGGGCACGCTGTACATCGAGAATTACGCGGGATCCGCAGGGGTCATTACGTACACAATCAACGACGGTACGGCGTATCCCGGCAACTTCACGTCTCTGGCGGCGACCAGCTACGCACAAACAGCAGGCACATTTAGTGCGACCGGAACAGGCGCAAAAACGCTGACTTCCACGAGCACTGGCACGGTAACGGTTGGCGCAACCGGCACGGGCACTACCACCATCACCCGAGTCAACTCGTTGACCGTGGTGTCCACGGATTCCAGCGGCACGCCGGGCAATGCCACGAACAACAACCTTAGTGGCCGCGCAGCCTTTGCTGCGGCAGGCACTTCGGTTGTTATTACCAACAGCTTGGTGACTGCTGCCAGCAAGATTTTCGTCCAGG